TGCCAACCAAGGTCAGCCCTGCCCAGTTTTCTGAAGTTGACGACGCGCTGGTGCGACTCGGTTCACCGGTCGGCATGCCAGAGCGCAAGATCGACGGCATCGAGATGGAGGCTGCGCAATACAACCGCTTGCTGACCATCTACGGCAAAGAGTTGCCATCGCGTCAAGCCATCTTGCAGACAATTCAAACGCCAGGCTTCGACCTGCTTGCGCTTGATGATCAACAAAAGGCAATTCAATCTGTGCATTCCAAATACATGGACGCTGCCAAGCGCCAGCTCAAGACTGAAGACCCAACGCTGTCGGCAAAAATTCTTGAGCTTGATGAGCTGAGAAAAGCCAATGGCCTCTATTACAAACCATAGTAAAACCGTACAATTTCCAATAGGAAGGACTGAATCATGGGCGTGCCAATTTCCAATGTGACTCGCAGGGTTGTGTATGAAGCCAGTGGCACTGGCCCGTACAGCTTCAGCTTTGAGATTCTTGCAAACACCGACATCGCTGTTTACAAAGACGACGCGCTGCTGACGCTGACAACCGACTACACAGTGACCATCAACAGCAACGGCACTGGGTCTGTCACGCTGATCGCATCTCCAACCGGTGCAGATCAGATCGCCATTGTTGGCAACCGCACAATTCAGCGCACGACAGACTTCGTGACCGGTGGTGACTTCTTTGCCAACACGGTCAATGATGAGATGGACCAACAGACCATCTTCGCCCAGCAAAACGCTGAAGGCTTGTCTCGCACACTGCAAGCGCCACAGACTGACCCGACTAGCATCAACATGACCCTGCCCCGCGCATCGCTGCGCGCAGGTAAAAACCTGGCATTTGATGCAGACGGCAACCCAGCGCTTGGCGACACTGTTGGCACAAACCGTGGCAACTGGGCGGCTGGCACGCTGTACTATGTGCGCGACATTGTCAAAGATACCAGCAATAGCAACATCTGGCAGTGCTTGGTGCAGCACACTTCGACCGGCTCGCAGCCGATCAACACAAACACTGACTCGGCAAAGTGGTCACTGTTGGTTGATGCTGCATCTGCGGCAACATCTGCGTCAAACGCTGCTTCATCTGCAAGCGCTGCGGCAACAAGCGCGACCAACGCGGCAAGCTCTGCAACCGCAGCTGCTTCGTCGGCTTCGTCTGCGTCAACAAGCGCCAGCACCGCGACCACCAAGGCCAGCGAAGCTGCCACATCTGCAACTGGTGCTGCGTCATCTGCCAGCTCTGCGTCAAGCTCTGCGTCAACCGCAAGCACCAAGGCGTCTGAGGCTTCGACATCAGCCACCAATGCGGCCAGCTCTGCCAGCTCTGCCAGTACATCTGCGTCAAACGCTTCAACATCTGCGACATCGGCCAGCACATCTGCCAGCAACGCGAGCACATCCGCAACAAACGCAGCGAGCAGCGCGTCAAGCGCCAGCACATCAGCATCAACTGCGACAACCCAGGCGACCAACGCCAGCAACTCTGCATCGGCTGCTGCCACCAGCGCGACCAACGCGAGCAACAGCGCTTCGACTGCGAGCACGCAAGCCACAAACGCGGCAAGCTCGGCAACTGCTGCAGCTTCATCTGCAGCTGCTGCTGCCTCTGCGCTTGACAGCTTTGATGATCGCTACCTGGGCAGCAAGTCATCTGACCCAACTGTTGACAATGACGGCAACGCTTTGTTGACTGGCGCGTTGTACTACAACACCACCACGCAGACCATGAAAGTCTACGACGGTGCAAACTGGATCACCGCAACAGCTGCCGGCACAACCGCGCTGTTGACATACAAATATGTGGCCACCGCTGGCCAGACCACATTCAGTGGCGCTGCGTCTGTTGGCGGCACACTGAGCTACACCAGCAACAACATCATTGTGTTTGTCAACGGTGTGTCATTGGACAGCACCGATTACACAGCGACAAACGGCACAAGCGTGGTGCTCGCATCTGGCGCTGCGTTGAATGACGAAGTTGTGATCGTGGCATTCAAGTCATTCACCGTGGCAGACACATACACCAAGGGTGAAGTGGACGCATTCGCTGTCAAGCTGACCGGCGCGCAGACTGTCGCTGGTGTCAAGACATTCAGCAGCCAGCCAGTATTTTCTGCTGGCATTGATTTGAGCAGCAACGGCCAAGTCAAATTCCCTGCAACTCAAAACGCATCATCTGACGCAAACACGCTGGATGATTATGAGGAAGGGACTTGGACGCCGACTATTGGGTCTGGCGTTTTTTCAACGCAAAACGCAAAGTACACAAAAATCGGTCGGTTGGTGCATGTAATTTGTTTTGCTGCAAACTTTTCAGATAGGTCAACAGCATCAACGCTTCAAATTGGCGGGTTGCCTTTTGCTTCAACTGGGGGTAGCGATTCGACTGGTTCGCTTTTTATGCGGTACACAAATAACGCCGTCACTTCTGTTTACATATCAAGCAACTCCTCGTCCATATCTTTTTATGGGTCAACCTCCAGCAACTACACCCCGTTGAAATACAGCGATCTAAACAACTCTGCCGCTGAAATTTATTTCAGCATTACATACATAACAGCAACCTAATAGTCAGACCAGAATAGTTTGACCAGACACAAAGGAAACAAAAATGTCACTTACCAAAACCACCACCGTTGACCAGATCACCGTCACTGAGAACGGCATCGTTCTTTTCCGTGAGGCAACACGCATCATGGAAGACGGCAACCAGATCAGCCAGACATACCACCGCACATCGCTGACGCCAGGCCAGTCACTCACTGGCCAGCCTGCCAATGTGGTGGCCATCTGCAACGCAGCGTGGACAACCGAAGTGATCGCTGCGTACCAAGAGCAAGTCGCTGCACAACAAGCGGGAGAATAAGCCATGAGCAACGCAAGAGAATTAGCAGAGCTGGGCGGTAGCTACGGCACTGGCGGCTTTGTCGGGATGAAGAACCGCATCATCAACGGTGCGATGATGATTGATCAGCGTAATGCGGGGGCGGCTGTGACTATTGGCGCTGCTTCAGGTACTTATACTATTGATAGATGGAGAGCATACAGCGATCAAGCATCTAAATTTAGCGTTCAACAAAACGCTGGCTCTGTCACACCGCCAGTTGGCTTTATTAATTATTTAGGTGTTACATCACTATCTGCTTATTCAGTTGGCGCTTCAGAGATATTCAATATTGCACAACGAGTTGAAGGATTTAACATTTCAGATTTAGCATGGGGAACCGCTAATGCACAATCTGTTACTTTGTCTTTTTGGGTTCGCTCAAGTTTGACGGGCACATTTGGTGGTGCATTTAGAAACTCTGCTGGGAACAGATGTTATCCGTTTAGTTACACAATCAGCAGCGCAAACACATGGGAACAAAAAACCGTGACAGTTGCTGGTGATACTGCTGGCACTTGGCTTACAAACAACGGCATTGGTATTCTTTTAAACTTTAGCTTAGGCAGTGGTTCTTCTGTTAGCGGAGCTGCTGGGGCATGGACAAGCTCTGATGTGTTTTCAGCCACGGGTGCAACATCAGTCGTTGGTACAAACGGCGCTACTTGGTACATCACAGGCGTTCAGCTTGAAAAAGGTAGCACAGCCACATCGTTTGACTACAGACCTTATGGTACTGAGTTGGCTTTGTGTCAGCGGTACTACCAAACAATCAATGCTCCTGTGCATAGATTTTTTAGTTCAACAACTGCAACATCTGGTTACTCCGTTTCAAACGAATACCTTCCAGTGTTGATGAGGGCAACACCATCAATTCCTTCTTTGGGTACTGTAACTTTGGTCAATATAAGTTCAAACACCAGTACAACCGTAAACTTTACTGTTGAAGGAACATCGACAGGCTCTTATCGCTTTTACCCGTCATCCGGTATGTTTACATCAATTATTTATACCTTAACTGGTATACCAACAATCACTCTTTCTTCGGAGCTGTAATGTACAAATTGACTCCTAAAAATGCATCCGTGTTTCGTGTGGCTGATAGCACTTTCATCCCTTTCGACCCAGACAACACAGACTACCAAGCCTATTTGAAATGGCTGGAAGAAGGCAACACGCCAGAGCCTGCTGATGAGGGTTGATGATGGACATGATCTCAACAACCGAAGCCAAGCTGCAAACGCATGAGGCCATCTGCGCGCAGCGCTATGAGCACATCACGCAAACGCTGGACAAAGGCGACAGGCGCATGACAAAAATTGAGTATTGGATTTATGCTGTGCTCGCTGCTGTGTTGCTTGGGCCTGGTGCTGCTGCTGAGTTCTTCAAGAAGCTGATCGGCTTGTGATGTGGACCCGATCAGTCTTCTCATGGCCGCGCAAGCAGCTGTTGCTGCTGTGCGCAAAGGCTGTGAGATGCTCAATGAGGGCAAGGCTGAGATTAGCAAGCTCAAGAAAACTGTTGAGCAAGGCATCGGTGACGCAAAGGCCATCTACTCTGAAGTCACTGGGCTGTGGTCCTGGATCAAGGGACTTCTTGGTGGCAAGCAAGACAAGCCAAAGTCAACGCCAGTCGCAGTCGCAGTCGAAGCGCCCAAGCCTCTGGCGAAAAAGGCAGATCGCAAACCTTCAGAATTAAGCTATGAGGAATACCAGACTCAAGCAATTCACCAGGTGTGCGAACAGCTCAAGACATTTTTTGAGATTCGCAGGCAGTTAAAAGATCACTGTCTTGAACTGGAAGAAGTCTCAAAGACGACGACGACGGTTGAAGACAGTGCGCTTGACAGGGTAGAGATTGAACTGCAGCTTGAGAACATGACGGTGCAGATCAGAGAAGCGATGGTGTACGCGCCAATGGAACTGCGCGACATTTACTCACGCTTCTTGAAAATGTACGATCAGATTCTTGAAGAGCAGGAGTTTGCAAGGCAGGTCAAGCGCAAGAGAGAAAGAGATGAAGCATGGCAACGCGACCTACTGCGCAATCACCGTATCGACAGGGCGCTGGCGCTGGCGGTGGTGGCGTTCGTGGTGATATGGTTGTGGGGTCTGATGTTGTCGCTCGCATGGCACGCGAAGATGCCAGATGGTTTGCCACCGCTGTAGTCGCGCTTGCCCTGGTGTTGTTCTTGGCGCTGCCAGTTACTGTGCTGGTGGCCATTGACCACCTGGAAAACAAGGCCAGGACAAAGGCCGAGATTCGCAAAGAACTGGGTGAGTTGAAGAAGTTGAAAGCTGAGATCAAAGAGTTGACTGCAAAGCAAAAGGAGAGCAATGACAAGACTGCTAATACTAAGCCTGCTGATGCTGGTGGTGGGTTGTGATGACCGTTATCGGTATTACTGCCAAGACCCCAAAAACTTCAGTGCGAAGCGATGCCAAAAGCCCGACTGCTTATTCACTCAGGACTGCCCTGAATATTTAGTTGCCCCCATCTTGGAGAAAAAAGTTGACCCCACTCAATCCCCCGCGAGCGCTATTCCAAACAACTGATGAACTGATCGCCTTTTGCGAGGTGATGGTGTGGGCCTTCGTGGTCTGCATTGTCATGCTTGTCTTTGGCGGATTGGTCTTCACCATGTTGTACTCAGTCACCTTCGTGCAGCAGCCACTCAAGTCAATGGCCCCCATTGACATGGCCTACACCAAGATGCTCAACGACATCGTGCTGCTGATGACTGGCAGCATCACCACATTGATCGGCATGCGCGTGGCCAAGAAAGCCAGCGAGATGATCGCCAGCAAGGTCGCACCAACACTGGTGAACCCAACCCCTACCGCGCCAACGCCAGCGCCTGCAGCGCCCTCTACGCCAGCGCCAGCTGCATCGGCAATGCCGGAGTGGAACTGGATGGGGTGGACCAACCCGCAGCTCGATGAGAACTGGACACCACCACCACCACCAACCACACCTGCTGATCATCTTGAACCGGAAGAAGATCGCCATGACTTGGCGCAGGCCAGGTCAGAGATGCGAGGTGCGTGATGCCAAGAGTGCCAACGCTGTGGGTTGTGATCGGCACGCTGGTGGCTGTGTTTGCTTTGTACAGCTATGGCCACCACAAGGGCTGGACCGAGCGCGATGCTGAGATGCAAGCAGAGATCGCCAGCAAGAATGAAGAGAGTCGCGCTCGCGAGCAAAAGCTCAACGAGCAGATCAATCAAACATCAACCGAATTGAAAGAAGCCAATGATTCAATCACTCAAAAACAGTCTGCTCTTGATCGCGCTATTAGCAACGGTCGGGTGCGCCTCCCCTCCGCAAGTTGCGTACAAGCCAGTGCAAGTGCCACCACTGCCAGTGGAAATCGGGACGAAGCGCGAGCCGACGCTGACACAGAGACTCTCAGACTTATTGCTCAAATCGCAGCCGACGGGGACAGGGCAATCGTCCAGCTCAACGCCTGCATCGACGCCTACAACCAAGTGAGGGAGCAAGTAAATGGTCAGCGCTGAACAACTGCAAAAACTCAAGATCAATCCCAACCTGGTTGGTCCGATCAACGCAACCTTTGAGCAATTCAATATTGCAACACCGGTGCAGCAGGCTGCATTCCTGGCGCAGTGTGGCCATGAGAGTGGCAACTTCACCAAGCTGGAAGAGGACCTGCGCTACCGCGCTGTGACTTTGATGAAGCTGTTTCCCAAGACACCAAAGCGTCAGTGGGGTTTCACTCAAGAAGAGGCCGAGCAATACGCAGGCAAGCCAGAGCGTATCGCGTCGCGCATTTACGGTGGTCGCATGGGCAACCGCGATGAGAAGTCAGGCGACGGGTGGCTGTACCGCGGATCGGGTTATTTGCAGCTCACCGGTGCGGCGAATTTCCACCATGCCGGCAAAGCGCTTGGCCAGGACTTCGCAAGAAACCCAGACCTGGTGCGCACCGCTGAGTGGGGCATGAAGACAGCCGGCTGGTTTTGGTCAACGCACAAGTGCAACGAGATCGCTGAGACAAAGGACTGGGTGCGACTGACCAAGGCAATTAACGGTGGCACGATTGGTCTTGACGACCGCGTGCATCACACAAATCTTGCCTTGGCCGTCTTCGGTCACTGAGCTGCGCCAAGCGCTTTGATGCGCTGCTGATACGACGCGGTGTGACGCAAGCGCTTGACGGTGTCAACGCGCTTCATTGTGTCAGCGTTGGCCTCTTTCAGCTCACGCAAGATGGTCATGCGCTCGCGTGCTGGCCGCTTGCCAGCGCGTGCAGTCTTCTCGGCCAGGTCTTCGTACCCGTCTTGCCACTCATCAAGCGTGGCAAACACAGCGTGCGGCTCGGCCTTGCCAGGCACAAACAACGGGAAGCCAACCACAACAGCCGGCTCATCTGGTGAGCTTGTCTCTGTCACTTCAGGGATGTCCACCACTTCAACGCCAGCGTCGGCCAGCTGCTGCTTGAACTCTTCAACCGGCTCCTGCTTGGTGGCCAGCTCTTCAGCTTCAGCGTCTTGCGCAAACGCCTGCTCAATCACGACAGGGTCTGATGTCTGTTGCGGAATTGCAACAGGTGGCGCGACCATGTCCAGTGGGTTGCGCGGTGTGATGTCGCGTGGCTGGTTTGGCTTGGCTTCGTCAGGGTAGTCTTGAGCTTCTTCAGCGGTGATCAAACCCTTGAGCACATCGGGGAAGGCGTCACGCAGCGCAAAGCCACGGGCGCGCATCTGCATCATGCGCTTGGGGTATGCGGTCCATGGGCCTTGCTTGCCCCACAGCCCTGCGCGCTTGGCGTCTTCGACTGAGAACTTGGCCACCACCGGCTTGCGGCCCTTGCGCTTGGCCACGCACACAGCGATTGGGTTGGGTGTGCCTTCGCCTTCAAAGTATTCCTCGATGTCCTCGCACACGGGGCTGGCCTGCACCAGCGCCATGGCTGCGTCACCGTACACCGACGGCTTGCCATTGATGACAGCGATGTTTTGCAGCGCTTGCATGGGGGCCAGGCCAATCTCATAGCCCCACTGCACGCACACCATGATGTCTTGGGGCTTGCCCTGGTAGGCGCGTGGGACCATGGCAGACTCGGACAGCATCTTGCTGAACTCCATGGCTTCGGTGATGGTGGCAGGCGCGAAGCCTTGGCGATTAGTGGTGGTCAGTTGTGTCATGGGATTCTTCTTCAGTGATGTAGGTTTGCATGGTGGTGAAAATCAGATCGGCCATCGCGTCAACAAACTGCTCGGCCTCTTCTTCTTCAACGGGTGCGATGTTGAGCAGCGCAACAACGGCGCGCTCATATGCAGCTCTGATGGCTGGGCGCTCTGGCAAATTCATTCCTGCCACTCCTTGATGGACAGTGTGGACTGGCGCACGCTGTAGGCTGGCTTGGCCGGCACAAGGCGCTCGGCTGCTGCTTTGTAGTTGCGCATCGGCCAGCTGATCACAAAGCGACCGGCGCGGCCCTTCTCGGCCTGGCCAAGTGCTTCTTTGATCAGCTTCTCAGCTTCGTCAATGCTGGCCTCGGCAGCTTTGATCGCGGCCTTGTTTTCCAAAATGCCCTGCGCCAGCACGCTGATGTTGAGTGGTAGCGGCACTTCTTCTTTGCTAACAGCTGTGGGGTAAATGCGGTCGAGCTCTTTGCTGCTGGCCGGTGGATACCAGTTAATCGCACCAGTTTCTTTGTACTTGATCAGCTTGGACTCAAACACATTGACTGCCTGGCAGATCGCATTCTGTGTCTCGGGGTGACGCGCAAACAAGAACACGCGCAGCTCGATGCCTTGGTACAACACGCAGACAGCGCCCCACTTGTGGCCGGTCACCAGCATCTGGCCCTGCAGTTGGATGGGCCCACGCGCCAGGTGCGGGACATCTTCAGGCATGGTCTTGGTCAGCTTGGCCTCAAGCACACCAGGCCCGTCGAGCTTGATGCTGTCTTGGCCAACCACATAAATGCCTTTGTCTGGGTCCGATGTGATCTCTTGGCCATTGCCAAACCCGACGCCATCAAGCGAGCACTGCAGCGCGATGTCTGGGTGTGTGTACGGCGTGGTGATGTTGACATCAAATGACTCAAGGCCAAGGCGCTGCGCAGCCTGGGTCAAGATGACCGGCTCAAGTGTGTTGCCCCAGGCCATGGCTTCGTTGCCAATATCAGGGCGCTCCTTGCCATCAATTGCGTTGATGCTGAATTGCAGCTCATCATTGGGTGTGCTGTACTTGCTGAAGCCCATAAGACCAGGCAAGCGCGATGCGCTCATCTCTCTGTCGTCTGTTAATTTGCCAGCCATTTAATGCTCCTTGTTGTCTGCCAGTTTGTAAACACGCACGACCCTGGCGTGGGCTGCGGCGTGGGTTGCCTCGGTAAACCCAACGGCCTGAAAGCGTTTGCCTTTGAAGACAGCGCCAAGAACCGATGGACTCATGCCGATGGGAATGCTGACGCGCTCGCGCACATCATTGATTGACACCGTGCCATTCTGTTGCGCGCATGCAACAGCAACAGCTCGGCACTGTGCCAAGAACTCTTCATCTCTGACTTCAAAGAAGTCGAGCTGTGAGTCGCGCAGTTTGCGGCCAACTTCAACGCGGTGCATAAACCACCAGCAAAAGAATGATGGCCACAAACAAGATGACGCCCCACGCAGCCTTTTCGCGCTGGATGTCGGTGGTGTCTGGCATGCCGAGCAATGCGTTTTGCAGCCGACTTTCATCTTCAGTCATGTTGTTGTAGCGTGGCGGCTCATACATGCTGCCAATGCGCAGCTTGCCGGTGTTGTAGGGTGGGATTTTGTTTGGCATTACAGCACCCCACCAATGGCCACGATCATCACGATGCACAGCACGAAGGCTGCGGCTGCTTCGATCTTGTCTCTTGTAGTTTCTTCAGTCATTTGGGACCCCTTTGTTTTCGTGAAAAGTTTTTTGCTGTTGATTTGCTGCCTGCTCAAAGAACCTGGCGCGGTGTTGGCGCTGGGTCTGTCGCAAGTGGTGCTCATGTTTGTGAATGAGCCACTTGATCAGGGCATACTGGCCAATGATGGCCAAGATGACGAATACTGCAAGCGCGTCCATCAGATGCGCTTGAGCAAGTTGCTGACCTGGCTGGCGCGCCAGTCGGTGTTGCCGCGTGGTGTCTCGATGCCGCGCATGGTCAGCTCAGCAGCGATGTCGCGCAGTGTGTTTGCGCCACAGCGGTTCATGATGTCGCGCACAACTGGGCCAACGCGCTGGGCATAGGCGTCGGCCTTGGCTTGGATGCGTGCGATGCCGGCTGCGCTGCCAATCTCTGGTGTTGGGCAGCCGAGCGTGCGGCCTTGTGCTTTGACCTGGGCCAGCGCTGCCTTGGTGCGCTCGCTGATCTTGCGTGCTTCCCATTCAGCGAACACGGCCATCATCTGCAAGAAGGTGCGGTCGGCTTCGGGCATGTCAGCGCAGACAAACGGCACATTGGACTCAAGCAAGCCGCTGATGAAGTGGACATTGCGCGCCAGTCGGTCGAGCTTGGCGATGACCAACATTGACTTGGTGCGCTTGGCGGTGGCCAGAGCTGCAGCCAGCTGCTCGCGGTCATTCTTGCGGCCAGACTCGACTTCGGTGAACTCTGCCACCAGCTCTGCTGTGCCGATGTGCTTGGCCACAGCTGCGCGCTGTGCGTCAAGGCCGAGGCCAGACTGACCCTGGCGGTCAGTTGAAACGCGGTAATAGGCGACGAATTTGGTCATGATCAAGCTCCGCGACGGTTGAACAAAATGGTGGCTGCGTCTTGGGTCATGCCCTTTTCGACATAGCGCCATGTCTGTGACATGCCACCCTTGCGGTGTGGTGCGTAGTTTTCGCAGAGCTTCCACACGCTGAATGTTGAGCCGTCTGTGCCCAATGCGTATTTGATGCCACGCTTGTTGGTCTTTGCCTTAATCAGTTTGGTAGTCATGTTTGCAACTCCTTGCGCTTCATCTGCGCGTTGAACATGGGTGCATTGTATATACAAATCAAAACAGGGTGCAAGACATAAACCCTGCGCTTTTGTCGGGTATTGCCACAGGCTTTGGGTTTTGCCGGCTTGCAAGTACATTTGCCTGCGTATTTCCAACAGCTATACACACATGACCACAAAGACGACACCATTTTTGATCAGGCTACGGCCTGAGACACGCGCCCTGCTTGACGCAGCGGCTGAAGACCAACGCCGGTCACGCGCCAGCATCATTGATGAGCTGGTGCGCGAGCACTTGGCCAACAAGTATGGCCAGCTGCAGCCACGCCTGCAACGCTTCTTGGCGGGGGTAAAGCAATGACCCACCAGGATGCAAACAAGCTGCTCGACATGCGCAGAGAAGGCATGGACATGCCACAGCAGGTGGTTGACGAAGCTCTGGCCATCACTGAAGACTTGTCCATGGTCGAGCCGCCATCGCCAGCTCTTGAGCTGTATGTCACCAAGCTGCGTGAGAGGGGGTTGCTATGACCACCAACATCTTGACGCTAGACCTGGGAACCACCACAGGCTGGGCCTGCAGGCCGCTGGACGGCACAATCACTCACGGCTGGGTGTCGCTCAAGCCTGGCCGCTTTGAGGGCGGTGGCATGCGTTTCTTGCGCTTCAAGCAGTGGCTGTCGCAGATCAAAGGCCAGGTCGGTGAGATACACGCGGTCTACTTTGAAGAGGTCCGACGCCACCAGGGTGTTGACGCAGCTCATGTGTACGGTGGGCTGATGGCCACGCTGACAGCTTGGTGCGAGCACCACCGCATCCCGTACCAGGGCGTGCCGGTTGGCACGATCAAGCTGCATGCGACCGGCAAGGGCAACGCAGGCAAGGCGCAGATGATCGAGGCCATGCAACTCAAGGGTCACCCAGTGACCGATGACAACGAGGCCGACGCGCTGGCCATTTTGCACTGGGCATTGGAGACACAGCAATGAGCAACATCATGATGCTGGTGATCTTGATGGCCGTCGGCTGCGCGGTGGTCGCCGTGGTGCTCATTGCGCTGCTGGCCATGTGGAGTGCGAGCAATGACTGAAGATGAACCAACGCCATGCCCATACTGCAGAGCAGACCTGCAGCCAATGGTCGTGGCCAACAAAGAGAGTGACGGCTTGAGCTGGCACAAATACCAAATGCGGTGCAGCGAATGCGGATACCGCGGCTTTACCTGGGAAGAAGTTGAATGACTGGACAAACAAAAGACTATGTCGCGCTGTACCGCGACGCTGATGGCACTGTGGTGCATTCAGAGAACGCCAACGGTGAGTGGCGTGAGATGCAGACGCAGATCACCAAGCTGCGCCAGGCGCTGCAGATTGAGATGGAGCGCACTGAAGACCTGCGCGAGCTGCTTGATCAGACACGCAAGCTGGTGCTTGAGCAAGATCGCAAACTGTTGACGGGGCGCGTATGAAACTTAAAGACCTACGCACCTACTACCGCTTGCGCGAGTATCAAATCACGCACCTACTCAGCGCACAAGAGTGCCATGCTCTCGGCACAAACGCAGATTTAAACATGTGGTTATTTTTGCTTTTATGGGCTGATGCCATGTGTCAGGCTGACGAGATGCTGCCACAAATACCTTGGAGTGTGCTTGAAGAAGGAAGGGGGCGAGCATGAGAAAGCGCAGCAGCTACAAACCCAAAGGCGTGCGCCTGGACACCATGGCATGGGTCAAGTCTGGCCTGCTGCCAGTCAGCAAGGTTGACCACGCCGGCATCACGCTCAAGATCAAGAACCACGATGCGCTGACCAACATCACGCAAGGCCGTGGCACACGCGATGACATCGACATTGTGATCGCGGCCATGAATGTAACAGAGGCGCTGGCGCTGATCGGCAAGGGCAAGGACTGGCACGCAGAGATCAGGGCTGCGCAAGACGCCATCCTGACCATGGCAAGGCGTGGGCTGGCCAAAGACAACCGCTTTTTGTTCAACGGGCCAGAGATGCAGGCCGTCAACCTGGCCATGGACATCCACGATGCCCAGCTGGACGCCTGCACTGTTGGCGAGCTTGAGCGTGCGCTCAACCTGGTGGAGCAAGAGATCAGGCACAAGCGTGCCAGGATCATCAAGCAGGAGTCAACAACATGCTGACACTCGCACTAATCGGCCTGGCCTTCGACATGGTGTGGCTTGATGAATGAAGCTTACCAAGAAGGCTTACAAGCCACCAAGCAACAGGCCATCGCCATCTCTGCACACGCTGCTTGCAGCCGAGGCCAGGGAGCTGCTGACCACATGGGAAGTGCTCAAGGACAAAGCGCTGATCGAGCGACACCTGGCCAACATGGACAAGAAGTACAAGCCTGGCGCAGAGAAGCTGGTGAGGCAGTACATGCACGCGGTCAAGAAGTATGAGCGCAGTGCCAGTTAATGTCGTGCCATTTGAGCTGCCCAAGAAGCCAAGGGTCAAGCAAAAAGACGCGCCACCAGATCAACGCAAGCTCGCGGTCATCCCAATCAGGGCTGGCACTGACGACAGGCTGCACGGTGGCACGCTGCGCTGTCTGATCGTGCTGTGCAGCTACTGCAACCGCGCCGGCATAACCTGGGTCAGCCAGGCCAAGGTCGCTCAAGACCTGAAGATCAGCCGCCAGGCCGTCACCAAGCAGATGAAGCTGCTTACTGACACCGGTTACATCGAGGTCATCAAAAAGGGCTGGAGAGGCGAGCGCTCAAACACAGTGCGCGTCATCTTCGACCAAACGATTGACGCAGAGACTGCGATGGCAGTCACCAACACAATTGAAGACACCAGACCACCAGCAATCAAGGAGCAGCAGATGCAAGAAGAGATTGACAAACAAAGCCAGCAGCGCATCGCAAAGATGGTCGCTGGCGCACTCAGATCAACCAACCAACCGAAGGAGAGAACCATGCCAAAACAAGGCGAGACAAGCACCGTCAAGAAGATGAAGGAGGAGATCGCAAAGGCCAAAGCCAAGCGCACTCATAAGCAACCTGCAGAGGTTGCCATTGGCACAGTCGCAGAGACAGTCCAAAAAGACTCTCATAGGCAACCTGATAGGCAACTCCCAGAGGTTGCACAGAACGCAGAAGAACAAGTCCTTAAGGATAGTATTAAGGAGTCTAAGGTTAAAGAAGATATTAATAATAAAAACTCTTATGGAGTTCTAAGCAACCTCGAAGTTGTCGAATTGAAGTCTCACGGACTGACCGACGCGCAGATCGCGGACGCGCTGGACACTCTGCTGCCTGCGTACAAGGCCGAGGGTCTGACGCCGACATCGCGCCTGCTGGCAGACAGCATCCTGCAACTCAGCCGAGATGTGCGATGACCGAAGGCATCAGGAAGGCGTCTGGAAGGCGCAGGAAGGCGGGTAAAACCGTTTGTCTAGGCAAGGGTAGCCACTCAGTGCTTCAGCGCGTTGTAGGCCGTTTAATCGCATCTGTCCAAATCGCAGACGAGCGTATGGGTTTTGTACAGGTGTCTGCCGTGTGCGCAGCAGGGGGTATCGCAGCGTGTCACCCATGGGCGCGAGCGCACAACAACGCGCCCGTCAACGCGCACGGTATCGCGCCGCGTCACGCTCGCGGACAAAGCGACCCTTTGCCCCCCTACCCCACACCTAGCGGTGCGGGGACTCCCCCCAATTTTTCCCCCACTTTTTCATTGAAAGGCTTTTCCCATGATTGAACAAACACAACCAGGCCAATACATCCCACGCCCAGAGCCAATGCCAGAGCAAGCGGCCAGACGCATTGATGTCTCTGCCAAACAGAGTGCCGACCCATGGGTGCATCGCTCAAGTGGCATGCGCTGCAAGACCTGTATTTGGTTTGTCAGCAAGGAGCCGCAAGCACTGACTGTCACCGTGAAGTCGCATGAGGTGGGCCGCTGCCGACGGCATGCGCCGACCATGGGTGGCTATCCCGTGGTCTACATGACCGACTGGTGCGGTGACCACCGCCTTGACGAAAACAAGCTGTGAGCTTGTGCATAATTTGTATATCAACCAAAAGGAGTAAGACATGGCGTATGAGATGAGAGCTGGCAGCGGATCGCTGTTCAAGAATGACCGCAAGGAGAAGGACACGCACCCAGACCTGAAGGGCAAGGTGATGCTGCCAAACGGTGAGGTGCGTTGGCTGTCGTGCTGGAAGAAGCAGACTGCTGCTGGTGCTGCGTGGCTGAGCATCAGCATTGGTGAGTTGGTGCAACCGATGACTGGTGGCAGCAATTTGCCTGGTGGTGGAGTGCCGCCGCTTGATGCGCACAACAAGGCCAAGGCCAATGCGTACATGCCTGACACTGATGACGACATCCCATTCTGATGACTAAAAGCAGAGTCTCTGAGCAAATCCCCAGCATGAAGAACTGGGGTGGCATCAGGTCGGTTCAGCGCCGACTTGAGCGCAGCAGCACGATTGTCGCCAACCGTGAGGCTGTCGCCTACGCACTGCTGTGCATGGCTAACACCAAGCTGACTGACATCATGGAGTGGGATGAGCACGGCAACATCACTGTGAAACCCAGCTCCAAGATACCAGAGCATGCACTGCAGTCCATCAAGAAAATCAGCGTGAAGACAGACAAGGACGGCAACAACACGCTGGACATTGAGCTGTATGACAAGGTGGGTGTGCTGCGTCTGCTGGCCAAGGCCAGTGGTCTGCTGGACAACCCAGATGACGGCAATGACAAACCGAGCGTGATTGATGTGAATGTCATCTCGCCGGACCAAGCAAGGGGTGGTGAATGAGTATCAAAGCAATGCAAGACGCGCTTGAAGCGATGGACAACCGTGACTACAAGCTGGCTGATCAGATTCTTTGTCAAGCCATTGAGGATGACTCAAGGCGTGAGCCGCTGGCCTGCGTCATTGACGGTAAGCTGATGGCGTACAAGAACGGGCCTTTGCCTGATGACTGTCTGCTGTATGACCAAGCGAAGTGACAACCCGCTGTCGCCGTTCAACAAGAATTGGCAATGTCCGATTGACTGGACCGAGCTGAACAAGGCTGCGACATACAGCAAGTCTCAGAGCAAGGTGGTCAACAATGCGCGTGCTCAAGGCCGTGAGTTGTCGCTGGGTGTGCCGGTCAGCGAGAAGTCAGCGCTGCTGGCTGGCGACCCCAGGCGTTTCCATGTTGATGACCTGATGAAAATCTTAACTGCAAAGAAAGACAAAAATGGCAAGAACAAAAGAACAAAGTGACAAGGCCATCGCGCCAACCGGTCTAAAGCTCGACTTCAGCCAGTCTCCGGTGATCTACGACTTCATCCAGTCCAATGCCTTCGTGCAGGGTTTGATGGGTCCGGTGGGGTCCGGCAAGTCATACGGGTGCTGCGGCAAGATTTTCATCAAGGCCGTGCAGCAAAAGCCGTCACCCATTGACAACATCAGATACAGCCGCTGGGCCGTGGTGCGCAACAGCTACCCAATGCTGAAGACCACCACCATCAAGACCTGGCTGGACTTATTCCCCGAGTCAACCTTCGGCCCGATGCTGTGGACGCCGCCGATCACCCACCACATCCGGCTACCAGAGCGCGACGGTGCGCCTGGCCTGGACCTTGAGGTGATCTTCTTGGCCCTTGATCAACCAAAAGATGTGCGCAAACTGCTGTCGCTTGAGCTTTCAGGTGCGTGGGTCAACGAGGCGCGTGAGCTGCCCAAAGCTGTGATCGACGGCCTGACCCACCGCGTTGGCCGATACCCAACAAAGCGCGATGGCGGCGCGACTTGGCACGGCATTCTGATGGACACCAACCCCATGGACGATGACCACTGGTGGCACAACATGGCTGAGAAAGAAAAGATGACCGGCAAGTACGCTTGGAAGTTTTGGAAGCAGCCTGGCGGCGTGGTGGCTGTGGACACCGACGACTTGCCTGACATGCCAGAGGCCAACGACCACATTTTCAGCGCCGGCAAGTGGTGGAAGATCAACCCCAAGGCTGAGAATTTGAACAACCTGCCATCTGGCTACTACCCGCAGATGCTGCTTGGCAAGAATTTGGACTGGATTCGCTGCTATGCCGGTGGCGAATACACCTATGTGCAGGAGGGCAGACCCGTCTGGCCAGAATATGACGACTCGACCATGTCTGGCGACACGGTTGTTGACCCGACCGTGCCGATTCAGATCGGTCTTGACTTCGGTTTGACGCCTGCGGCCACCATTGGCCAGCGCATGCCCAGTGGCCAGTGGCAAATTCACCAGGAAATTGTGACATTTGACATGGGCCTTGAGCGTTTTGGCATGCAGCTGCTGGCCGAATTGAACCAGCGCTACCCAAATCACCAGGTTTTGGTGTGGGGTGACCCCGCTGGCCAGGCGCGTGACGCCATTTATGAGGTGACAGCCTTTGAATTCCTGCGAACACTGGGCCTGCGTGCGCAGCCGACCGCGAGCAACGACTTCAAAGTGCGTCGCGAGGCGTCTGCAGCCCCCATGCAGCGACTGATCAAAGGCCAGCCAGGGCTGATTGTCAACCGCGAGTGCAAACTGCTGCGCAAAGCGCTGGGCGGTGGGTATCACTTCAAGCGCGTGGCGGTGGGTGCTGGCCAAGAACGCTTCAGGGACGCGCCAAACAAGAACGAACACTCACACATTGGTGACTCATTTGGGTACTTGATGCTGGGCGGTGGTGAATACAACCGCATGACCCGCACCCACCAGCTCGGTGGCCGGCCAATGCAGCAAACCGTGGCCAGCCTTGACTTCGATGTGTTTGGTTGATGTATATCTTGCGTATATCAGACCATTGCGCGTTGTACAGAATCCAATAGAATCGGTTGAAATTGAACTGCTGGGGTGCTAAATGAAACAAACTGTGAAGAACCGTGAAAAGCGTGCGTTGTTGAAAGAAGCTGCAGCTGATGGCCGTGGCAATGACAGCATGATGGCGCATGTGGCCAAGGGTGAGATTGTTGTGCCGGTTGAATTGGCCAACAACCCAGAGATGCGCAAGGCATTGGCCCAGGGTTTTGAAGCGCTTGGCACAAGCATTGACAACTACACCGTCGGCCATGAGAAAAACAGCAAAAACCCAGAGACTGGCGAGGCTGAGTTCTTGTCGCTTAAGAGTTTTACCGGCACGATTGTTGGTGGTGGTGTTGGCTTTTTGGTTGGTGGACCGGCTGGCGCTGTGACTGGAGCAAAAATTGGCGCTGGTGTTGATGTGACACGCGCATCATTGAGCAATGCTCAAGCGGCACGCGAGCAAGCAGCACAAGCACAAGCAACGGCCATTGAAGAAGCACGCAAAGCGCGTGAAGCTGCCGCCGCTGAAGCTCAGAAAAGCCGTGAAATCGCAGCAGCCGAAGCTCAAAAAAGCAGAGATGCTGCAGCACTTGAGGCGCAAAAGTCGCGTGAGCAGCAATCGCAACAAATGCAACTGTCGCGTGAGCAACAAGCCGCAACACTTGAGCAACAAAAAGCTGATGCCGCTGCCCGTCTTGAGCAGACCAAACTGACTGCAGAGCAGCAGGCCAAGCTGATGCAAGACCTGACAGCGCAGCAGAGATCGGCTGCTGACCTGGCGCAAGCCCAGCTCGCGCAACAGCAAAAGCAATACGAAGAGCAAAAGCTCACCATGGAGAAGCAGGCCACCGCGCAGGCCGCAGCGCTTGAAGAAGAGCGTCGCAAGATCGCGCAGCGCGAGTCTGCGCAGATGACAGCACGCAGACGCAGTGGCCGTCGCTCGCTGTTGTCTGAAGCTCGACTCAACCCAGAGACTGGCATCACTCAAGAAGAGCAGCAAAAAACTTTGTTGGGAGCGTAAGCCATGGCTGTCGCCTATGTAACGCAAGAACAATACAACGAGATGAGGGCCAAGGGTCAACCGATCCCTATTGGCTTGCAAGTCCCAGGTGGCACAGTTGAGCCGCCAGTTCAAGCGACGCCTGCTTATTCTTCAAAAATTGACCCTGCCACGGTTGACCCGCTTTACAAAAACGCTGTGATCGCCATGCAGGGCGCTGGCATTGAAGATGTTGAAATCAATAAATTCTTGGATGAGCAGCGAACCGCGACAGAGCAGGCGCGCATTGAGTTAGAGGCCGAGGCTGCAAAAGCAAAAACACAGATGGAAATTGAAGCTGCGCAGGCAGAGGCAGCGCGCCTGGCTGATGAGCAGGCGTTTACAAAAGCGCAGGCCGAGCTTGACGCGCTGGCACAGCAAGAGCGTGATGTGATTTTGAAGCAGCAGGCCGACTACGAGGCCATGCAAAAGCGCATGCAAGAAGAAGCCGCAGCCATGGCTGAACAAGCCAAGGCAGAGCAAGAGCGATTGGCCGCAGAGAAGAAGGCATTTGAAGAAAGAGCCGCTGCCCAAGCCGAGAAGACGCGCATTGAAACAGAGGGCTTTCAGCGCACCGGTGCTGAGAGAGAAGTCGCACGCAAGAAGGCTGCACGCAGCACTGTGGCCAGGCCACTGTTGGCCGGTGCAACCGCATCGGGTGGACCACAAACGCTTGGCTATGGCGGTGGCATGAGCGCTGGCGGCTCGCTTGGCACAACACAAACACTGGGAGTTGGATGATGAAGACAGACAAAGTCGAAAAAGTGATGAGCGAGTACAAAGCAGGAAAGCTCAAGTCAAGCTCTGGCCAAAAGGTTACGAGCCGCAAGCAAGCAATCGCAATCGGTTTGTCTGAGCAGCGCTCTGCACGCAAAGACGGATTGATGAAAGAAGCAAAGGTCTGACCATGGCAACCAAAGGAATGCTCGAAAATGTCGAGCTTGAAGATGATGCCGAAAAGATGATGCCAGAGGGCACATGCCCAGAGGTGTTGCGCAACAAGCAGATGAGCATTCGCAATCACCGCGTCTGCATCATCAAAGCTAACCTTGGTCCGGCAAATCCACGCGCACCAGAGATGTTTTTCTGGTTGAAGAAGACTGCGGTGTGGAATGTCAGCGAATATGCAGCACGCGAAATGCTGTGCGGCAACTGTGGCCACTATGTCAAAACAAAATTCATTGACGACTGCATGAAGAAGTATGAGCAAGTGACACCGCCAGAGGTGGACCCTTCATGGGTTGACACCGGTGATGGCGGTGGCTATTGCACCGAGTGGGATATTCCATGCACGGCTTCGCGCACATGCGACACATGGGAACCAGGTGGCCCGATTACAGATGCAAAGGAAGAAGAAAATGGCGACGACTAAACCAACCGGTGGCATGCGCTTAACTGTTGAGCAGATCATCAAGCGTCAAGACCTGGCGCAGAAAAAGAAAGACGAATTTCAACAGCTCTATCAAGACGCCTATGAGTTTGCCCTGCCACAGCGCCAGCTGTATGGCATCTGGGAAGGTGGCAGCACCGGCAGCAAGAAGATGCAGCGCGTCTTTGACTCGACCGCCATCAACTCAACCCAGCGCTTTGCCAACCGCTTGCAGTCTGTTGTATTTCCACCACAGCGCAAGTGGTGTCGCCTTGATGCCGGCTTGGACATCCCGTTTGAGCGACGCCCACAGGCGCAAGCCATTCTTGATTTGTATGGCGACAAGATGTTTGCGACGCTGCGCCAGTCAAACTTTGACATTGC